ACCTTACAGCGATTTTTTAGATTTAGAGTTTAATCCTAAATCTAATAATAATATTAGAGAACTATTCTATACACAATTAGAATATGAACCTATTGACTTTACAGACACTAAGCAACCTGCTACTGGGTCTAAAACTCTTAAAAAGCTAGTACATGTAGCTAAAGAAGAATCACATAAAGAAATATTAGAACATTTAATAGGTGTTAACCAAACTAGTAAGATACTAAGTACTTTTATTAAAGCATTTAAATCTTACACATCTAATGGTTTTTTACACGGTAGTCTTAAGCTAGGTGGTACACAGTCAGGACGACTAAGTTCTAGTGACCCTAACTTACAGAATCTACCTAGTAATAGTATTTATGGTAAAGCTATTAAGTCTTGCTTTAAAGCACCAGAAGGTTACTTATGGGCTGGTGCAGACTTTAGTAGTCTAGAAGACAGAGTTAATGCTTTACTAACTAAAGACCCAAACAAAATCAAAGTTTATACTGATGGTTATGATGGTCACAGCTTACGAGCTTATACTTATTTCAAAGACCAAATGCCTGACATAGAAGATACTGTAGAAAGTATTAATTCTATTGAAGATAAATATCCAGAACTTAGACAAAAATCAAAAGGTCCCACTTTTGCACTAACTTACAGTGGTACTTGGCATACGCTTGTATCTAACATTGGCATTGAGAAAAAAGAAGCTCAATTGATAGAACGACAGTATCATGATTTGTACTCTGTATCTGACATATTTACACAACAAAACATAGATTTTGCAGGTAAACATGGCTACATGAACTGTGCATTTGGATTACGAATAAAGTGTCCATTATTAGCTACAACTGTACACAACACTACACTAACACCATACGCTGCTGTAGCAGAGGCTAGAAGCGCAAACAACGCTGTAACACAGTCCTGGGGCATGCTTATAAATAGGGCTCTTATTGCTACAAATAATATCTTGGAACACTCAGATATGGTGTATGATATATATCCAATCAACACAATTCATGATGCAGCCTATTTTTTAGTTAAGGATGATCCGATGTCTGTGAAATTTCTTAATGATACTCTTATCAAAGAGATGCAATGGAATGCTCATCCGAGCATTTTCTCAAATGAAGTGAAGATGGAGGCTAACCTGGAAATAGGTAAGTCTTGGGATAAACAATTTACTTTACCCAACAACGCAAGTATTGAAAAAATAAAGGAGATTATCGATGGGATTTAAATATACCAATAAAAACAATGTTTCTATGCCGTTAGCTGTATGGCTAATGCATGATGACTATGATTATGATAAACGTACAAACGTTATCAGTGCTACATCTTTACTTAAACCATTAAGAGCATTAATACTGTCTCATCAGAATAAAGGTCTAGATAAAACTGTAGACATTATGGACTTAGTAAGTTCTAGGATGGGCTCTGCTATACATGCTATCGCAGAAAAAGCATGGAGTAATAGAGGTAATATAACAAAAGCCCTACAGGCATTACAAGTATCTAACTTAGATGAAAAACTTGTTATAAATCCTGACAAAGTAGAAGAAGGACAAATACCTGTCTATGTTGAACAGCGTCATGAAAAAGAAATAAAAGATTATATTATTTCTGGAAAGTATGACCTTGTTGTAGACGGTACTGTATCAGATTACAAAAGTACGTCTGTATGGTCTTATATCTTTGATTCTAACGCACTTAAGTACACACAGCAGGCTAGCATCTACAAATGGCTAGCACCTGACAGAATTACAGATAATGCTGTACACATACAATACATATTTACTGATTGGTCAGCAGCACAAGCTGCAAGAGATCCAAGTTATCCTCAAACAAGAGTGATAACTAAAGAATATCCAATTTGGTCATTAGAACAAACAGAACATTTTATTTCTGAAAAGCTAAATTTATTAACTAACTACTTAGATACACCACAAGAAAGCTTACCTGAATGTAACAAAGAAGAACTATGGGAGTCTGACACTGTATATAAGTATTACAAGAACCCTGCCAAAATGTCTAGAGCAACTAAGAACTATGATAGTTTAGATGAAGCTAATTTAAGACTAGCCAATGATGGTGGAGTAGGTACAGTTGCTACTGTACGAGGCGAAGTAAAAGCTTGCAGATACTGTGAAGTATCAGAAATCTGTACGCAAGCTCAAAATTTAATACAACAAGGGAGACTAGTTTTATGAACACCTGGTACTACATAAAAAATTGGTTTAAGAAATCCAAAAAACCACAAGACATTGTTAAACCTTCTATTGCTATTCGCAAGAAACGTGATAATAATTCATTAACAGATTCAGAAATTGCACTTATACGTAAGCTTTATGCTTTACGAAAAGAATATAACGTTAAAACTTATGATCAATTTACTGATTTCTGTAATAAAGAATTAGGTATTAATAAAAGTAGAAGCGTCTATCACCGTATTGTAAATAAAGAAGGTGGCTATTCTGTAGAAAAAGACGAGAAATAGCATGTCAGATCCTAAATACTTTAAATTTTCTGAAGAGATTGTCGACATACTTGTCGCTAAAACACAATCACAGAACCGTCACTTCTTCAGATTACTCGTAGCTTATTACTTTTCTAAAGTAACTTCTATGATGCGATGTAATATTGAAACACGTGACAGGGGTGTAATACCTGTTAACTCCTATGTTCTTAATTTAATGCCATCAGGTACAGGCAAAGGCTTTTCAACTAATATCATGGAAGAAGATATTATTGATGGCTTTAGAACAAAGTTCTTAAGTCATGTACTGCCTGGTGAAAGTAATGCAGAGTTATTGCAAATTGCTGCTAGACGTCAAATGATTAATCCTAATCTATCTTCTGATGAAGCTATGGCTGAAGTACAGAAAGAATATGATGCTCTAGGCACACTAGCATTTAGTTTCGACAGTGGTACTGCACCAGCAGTCAAACAGATGAGACTCAAATTGCTAATGTCTAACGCAGGTTCTATGAATCTAGAGTTAGATGAGGTAGGTTCAAACTTAACTAGCAATGTAGAAATGCTCAATACATTCTTAGAATTATATGATGTAGGCAAAGTCAAGCAAAAGCTAACTAAGAATACATCAGATAACAAGCGTGGTGAAGAGCTTATAGGCAAGACACCAACAAATCTTATGCTGTTCGGTACACCAACTAAGTTATTAGATGGTAGCAAAACAGAAGAAGAATTTAAACAAATGCTTGAAACGGGCTATGCTCGTAGAATGCTATTTGGCTATACAAACACTCTAAATGATTTTAAGAAACAAACAGCAGAAGAATTGTATGATGCTTTGACATCTACTAATGTTGTTAAAGATACACAGCGTATTAGCCAGGTTATTACTAACTTAGCTGATAGAAATAAGTTTAACACTGTATTAACTCTAACTAAAGAAGATACTATTCATTTATTACAATACAAAATTAATTGTGAGAATAGAGCTTCTAAGTTAAAAATGCATGAAGACATTAAAAAAGCTGAGTTATCACATCGTTATTACAAAGCTTTAAAACTAGCAGGTGCATATGCATTTGTTGAAGGTAGTAAAGACATTACTCAAATTCATTTAGACAGTGCTATACAGCTCGTAGAAGATTCAGGCAAAGACTTTCATAGAATCGTAAACAAAGAAGGCTCATATGCTCGTCTTGCAAGATATATTGCAGATGTAGGTAAAGAGCTTACTCAAGTAGATTTGATTGAAGAGTTGCCATTCTATCGAGGACCTGAAGCACAAAAGAAAGATATGCTATCTTTAGCTATCGCATGGGGTTACAAGAATAACATCATCATTCGTAAAAGTTACATTGATGATATTGAGTTTTTATCTGGTGAAGCTTTGAAAGAAACTGATCTAGATAAAATACAAGTAGCTTACAGTACAGACATAACAAAAGATTATGAAGGTGCAATAACAAAGTTCAATCGTTTACATGAACTAGTTAGCACTGCAGGATATCATTACACTGCACATAACTTTTTAGAAGGCTACCGTACTAGTGAAAAAGCAATACCAGGCTTTAATCTACTAATACTAGATATAGACGGTGAATGTAGCTTAAACTCTGCTAAAGAGTTACTAAGCGAATATAAAGTACTGTTTGCTACGACTAAACGTCATACAGCTAAACAAAATAGATTTAGGATTATATTTCCTATGTCTCATTATCTAAAGCTTAAACCTAGAGATTATTCTAAATTTATGGAGAATGTCTTTAATTGGTTACCGTTTGATTGTGACACAGCTACAAAAGACATTGCAAGAAAGTGGATGTCACATGACGGTCAGCATTATTACAATGATGGTGAGCTCTTAGATGCAACACTATTCATACCTCAAACTAAAAAAGCAATAGAACAAGAACAGAAAATTCTTGATGCTCAAGGTATGACTAATATGGAGAGATGGTTTTCTGACCGTATTGAAATCGGTAACAGAGCCTCTATGATTATTAGATATGGCTTTATGCTAATGGATAATGGTTATCCAAGAGATGCTATTGCAAACAAACTTATAACTTTCAATGAACATATTACTGACCCTATCAGTCAAGAAGAAATTCATTCTAAGATTATGAGATCAATTGATAAAAAAATACTTCAGAAGGAGAGTAAATAATGAACAACAACTTAGTTTTGTTATGTGGCAAATCTGCTACAGGTAAGTCTGCAAGCTTACAAATGTTAAAAGACCCAGAGGGCGTAATGTATTTGAACTGTGAAAACAACAAAAAATTACCGTTCAGATCTAAATTTCAAGAATTTACTATTACAGACCCTACTGATGTACCTGATGCTATTGACTCAGTGCAAGACAATAAAAAAATACACACTATCGTTATTGATAGTTTGACTTATCTTATGGATATGTTTGAGAGTACTAAAGTGCTTACATCTACAAACACTATGAAAGCATGGGGTCAGTATGCACAGTTTATGAAAAACATGATGGCACAAAATGTAGCTAACTCTAACAAACATATTATTTTTATTGCTCACACTTCAGACATATTTAATGAATCTGAAATGGTCAATGAAACTATGGTCAAAGTCAAAGGTTCTCTTATGAACACTGGTGTAGAAAGCTATTTCAGTACTGTTATTGGCTGTAAAAAAGTACCTCTTAAAAATCTAGAAAATTACAAATCTGATTTATTGTCTTACAATGATGAAGAAAAGCTACTAGAATATAAGTATGTTTATCAAACTAAGTTGACTAAAGATACTGTAAATGAGCGTATTAGAAGTCCTATGAGAATGTGGGACATGCAAGAAACATTTATTGATAACAATCTGCAGCATATACTGGACAGATTGCATGAATATTATGACGAGTAAAAAATTTTCAGATGTAGACTTAATGAAATTCGTTGACGGTGAATTAGAAAATAAGGAGCTGTCAATGGATATCATGGGTGAAGTTATTGCTGGTAACGAAGACGTTAAAGAACGTCTAAAAGTGTATGCAGATACACGCAACATACTTACCAAAAAA